TGGTGTTCGTATAGTCCGTGCTGCTTGTTGCGCTTACGATCCTTGAGTGAACGTCACTGTAAGGACTTAGGGATGGGCTTGCGTCTGACGCTGATATTTGTCTAGGTGCGGCTTCTTCGTCAACAAAGAATGTATTGGTTGGATCATACTCTGTGACGGTGATTGTAGATCCGCCCCCTGATTTACGGTACCCGTTGGCGTAAGTTTGCCCTGCCCGATAAATAAGGTAATCAGCACCGCCTAGACTTGTAAGATCTTCATTGGCGGTACTGGGTATGATGATTGCGTTAATTGACGCCATGATTTAACTCAGCTCATGGCTTATGGATTAAAGTGAAGCCGAATAGCTAACTGAAAGTGTATCGCCGGTTGTTACTGACTTATTACCGCCCGAAAACGCGCCTACGCTGTACAAAATGCCAGTGGTGCCGCCCTTAGTAGCCACGCTTGCTAAAAACGCGCCTGCGATCGTCTGTGTCGCTACATTGATCGAGAATGACAAGGCACTAGATAACGCTTTCGCCCCTGCGGACGCTGCACTAAATGCAGCCGTTGGGCGTGCGGATTGTGAATAACTTTGGTTTTCAGTCCAGCCAGCATGTGAGGCCATGGTATCGCCTGCCGCATAGGTTGGCGTACTGCCGCCGTCAACAATGCCAAGGTACCAAGCAGCGGTATAAGCTGATCCAGCAAGATACTTGTCTAGTGCGTCATTCTTGCCGCCTGTAGTGACTAAGTTATCAAAGCCAAATTCGTCACGCACGTAAGTCATTGTGGCCATGCGCGCCTTGATCTCGTTGATCACTTTGGCCGGACTTTTAAACCCAAGTTTAGCCGTCAACATTAAACGTGATAAGCGGCCTTTTTTCATGGTGCGCTGCATCGTTTCTACATGATCGCGTAACTCAACGAAGTACGGACGCAAATGCTCATACGGTGAAATGATTTGAAAGGTGTAATGGCCTTTGGCTTGCGCTTGTTCATCCATTCCCACGTTACGAATAATACTAGCGCCCATATTGGCCAGCGCGATTGCTTTTGCGTTGTTTTCCATGATCTACACCTTTTCCAATTGTGATTCTAAAAACCAGCGACTTGCAGGCTCGCCCGCTTCGTCTTTCCATATCAGCAAGTGTTTTAACTCGCCTGATTCTTTGTCAAATTCCGTGTCCTCAATGACGCCTTGGACGACTGGCTGCTTTAATTTGGCTTTTACGCCGATTTTGATACCCGCCATGATCTTGCTCCCTTTAAAAATACTGCCCTTCTACATACGATTGCTTGCGGCCATTCCCGCGGAAAAACCTCACGTTTTCATCGACGATCGCACGCTCAAACCTAGCGCCACTGACGGCCGCTAAATTTGGATCGCTCCAAGGTTTATCGCTTTGCATCATCAAAATTGACTTGGCACCGTCCGCGATCTGCAGCTTGTAGCGCTGGCCAAGAAAGTCCGGCAAGGCGGTTGCGTTTTCTTTTGGGATGATCCGCACGGTTGCCTTCATTGTTTCAGTGGCTTCCGGCTTGTAACCAATCACCAAATTTTGTGCATTGTCTAAAAAGTAATACTTTGGCGTGCCGTTAATTTCGTCATAGTTGCAAGAGTCAAAATTATCTTGTGAGGCTTGAAACATATCGCGTAAATCACTGGGCGTTAATGTCACGATCCGATCAACATAATTACCAGTGCTTACTAACGGGTACCGTGTCACGTTTGCTAACACGTTGACTGTGATCACTTCACGCGCTGATACCACGCGCTTGCAAAACTCAATACCCGCCCGCAATATGGCGTCTAAAACCATCGGTTCGGGGCAGCCCGCAACATCGGGGCGCACGTAACGGGCAAATTCTGAAAGCGCGACGGCCATTATTTACTCAAGCGCTCGATTAAACGTTTTGTGCCAATCGTGTGCGGATCTTTAAAGCCTTTTTCTGTGGCCGCTGCGATCAATTCATCACGGGTTAGCGTTGCATAATCAATCTTTGCGGCCGGAGCTGCTGCTGTGACGACTTCTTTCACTTCGGGCGCTGGCTCTGCAACTGGCTCTAGCGCGTCTTTTAACTTTGCAGGCTCTTCTTGGTTTGCCTCGTCGTTGTCGTTTTCGTCGTCGTCGTCCAAGCTTGCAACAAATTCAGCGCCAAATGGCTTTTGTTCTGCCGGTGTCGCGGCTGCAGCGCCTTCATTGGCTGCGGCTTCTGCTTGGGCTGCGGCTAGATCTGCCGACTTTTTGGCTTCGGCTGCTTTCAATGCGGCCTCTTGTGCTTCTTTTTCAGCGATCGCTTTCTCTTCTAAAGCTTTGGCCACGCGTGCGGCCTGTGCGTCGCCTATTGGCTGTGCTTCTGCGAATGCTTCTTTAACGCGCAAAATTTTCGCTTGGTGATCTTCGTTTTCTACCGTGCTTAAATGGCGCGGATCTGATTCCGTCGGCTTAAAGTGGTAAACATTGGCGTCAAGCTCTACGGTTGATCCGTTGGCGCGTCTAATTAAACATTCGATTAACATGATTAAAATCCTTGTGTGGTTTGGGATGGGATAAAGTGGTTAAGGTAAAGGGCGAGGCCGTTAAGCCCCGCCAAATACCTCCCCCACAACACTTATGCTGCTTGGTAGAACAATTCCACTTCAATCGCGCCGGCTTGGCCGCCTGCGATTGCTGCGTGTGTAATACCGATCTTGCGATCCGCGCCTGTTTTTGGAATCGCGCCGATTGCATCGTATAAGGCTTTAGTATCTGTGCCTTTGATGATGCCGCCCGCTTGTGCGATCGTGTTACCTGTAAACAATGCGAGATCAATCGCGGTTTCGCCGGCGTTTAATGTGCCGAAGGTTAAAGTCGCGGTTGTGCCTGTGTCCAAGTCGGCTGCACTCACTACATAGTCAACAATGCGGCAATCTGCCGGTAAGACCACGAAGCTAAGTACGTTAGCCGCTTGCGCTTGTGGCGCTGTTAATGTGAGTTTTGCTTTAACTGACAAAACTTCTTGTGCGACTGGAATGGGCGCTGGTAAGCGGCCTGTCGCGTATTGGGTTTCAATTTTAGCCATGATGTAATGCTCCTAAATATTCAAAATGTAAGGTTTAGCCGGCATTGCTGCCGACTAATGGCCGGTTAAGATGGATCTTTGCAAGCGGTGTCTAAGGCCATAATGCCGAAGTCACGACTTGTACCGTTGATCGTGAAGGCTGTTTTCTTCACACCAAAAATAGAACCGGTAGTAATTACCACTTGGTTCCCGCGATCTTCCATTTCTTCCTGCCAGTCAAAGCGCAAACCGTCGCCTTTTGAACCGAAGGCCACTACACCGGCCTGACGACCCATGAATAAAGCGCGTGCTGCCTCAACGTTGCCGCCTGCACCGTAATCACTAAAGCGGATTGTGCTGCGGTGTTTATGCAGAATCACGTTGTTATACATACCCAAGCCGCCCTTAAACATCGGGTTTTTTGCGCCTTCTGCGGCTGCTGCAGCTTTTTGAATGTCTAACCATCCACCGGTGCCAGTGCTACGGCGTAATGAATACTCTTGGAATGGATGCATCACTAAAACGAAATGCTCTTCGCCGTCGATCATGACCGGTTGAATTGAAGGGATGCCGGTTGTACCGCCGCCCATGGTTTCAGCGCGTGCTACTGCACGATCAATGATCGCCAAGTCCATCACGTCGGTTGCGTCTAAAGAAGCTTTTGACGTTGAATCGTTGCCGTAAAGGATATGCTGATCATCCGGCGCTACTAACGCATTGCCTGCGTAACCTGTGAAGCTTGTATCTTCAATGTAATCAGTGTTTACGCCGCGTGCGCCTGATAGGTAGATGAAGAATGTTTCATCAAACAAGCGCGCCCACCATTCAGATTGACGCACGCGTGCAATTTTACGCATGTCGTGAATTGAACGTTTACGGCTCATTTTGCCGCCTGTGTTTACGCCGCCGCGTTGTTGATCAATCAAAAGACTGTCTGTGTAGAACTTCAAATCTTCTTCTTTGCCGCGCAAAGTCGAGTCGCCTTGGACTGGCTTCATCTTCAATTGCATGACGAGATCGTATGAAACTTTATCGCCGGCTTCATCTTCAAGCGCTGGAATGGTTTGTAACGGTGTTTGGGCTTCTTCGCCTACACCCATGAATTTCTTGTTGAAATAAGACTTGCGGTTAGTATCAACGGCTAAAAATTCTGAATAGCGTTGTACTGCTTTAGGATCGCCGACCCCAACGGTTGTACGTGACATAATAAGTACCTCATAAAAATTAAAAAATTATTTTCCGAGGCACTGATGCGCGTCAGTTAGCTAAACTCACTAGCTTGAAGCGTATTTAATCGTGACTAATTGCATTCACAATTAAGTATTTTTTGCTGTAAGTCCTTTTTGTGCATGATCCATAGAACTCATGGCACTTTTACGAAGTTGCACGACTACATCACTGTCTTTTGTAATGTCTAGCCGTGCAATTTGGCCGGACTTCTTCAACATGGTTATCACGATCCGACCATTATCTAAACTGATCGAGTCGCCCACTTTCAAGTCCTGCTTTATCGTCTGTTTCATTGATTAATTTGCTCTTAAATAGCGCTCTTCTTGTTCCGGCGTGAATCGTGCGATTGCTTTTTCTTTCTCAATGCCGGTTAAGTTTTTAATGCCTGCAAATTCATCCGCATTGTTTTCGTCGTCGGCTGCAGCTGGCAAGCCTCCCAAGGTTTTAGGCACCAATTCAAGGTTAGGCTTACGATTGCCGCCCTTGGGAGCCGGTTTGCCTTGCTCTGATTTAAGCCCCATTAATTCGCGGACTTGTTTATCGGCTTCGGCCAGTACCCATGCGCCCGTTTTTGAAGCGTTTGCCGGATCTTTGGCAAGATCAATCACGGCCGTATTGAGCGCGGTGCTTAAAATCTTGTTTTCATAGATCTTGCTGGTTTGTTTTGTGAAAAATTCTTTTTGATCGTTTTCCCATGTTTGCGCGGCTTCTTGTGACTTACGCTTAATTTCAGTTTCCGCGATCAGCTGCGTTGTTGTGAGCGTGGTTTCATCCTTGGTTAGCTGATCTCGTTGTGCAATAAAATCGCTCAATGAAATATCGCCGTTGTCTAGCTGCTCGCTTAAAGCTGCTTTCTTAGTCGCAAACTCTGCAATTTTTTCGTCATAATCTTCAACCAAAGCCGGCGCCACATAAGGCTTAAACTCTTCGGCTTCTGCCGGCGTGCCTTTATCCGCTGTATCTGCAGCCGCTTCCTGTGCGTCGCCTTCGTCCTGATCGCCGTCATCATCTTGATCGTCATCCTTTTCGTCCTGATCGTCGTCTGTGCTGCTTTCTGCCCCTTCATCAAAATCGTCGTCATCTACTTCGTTGCCGTCGTCGTCGAAGGTTGGATTTTCTTCGTCATAGTTGCCGTTCTCGTCAACCATCTTTTCAATTTCCGCTGCGGAAAAGCCGGCCGCTTGTAAGTCGTCTGCTGTCATCATGATAAAAACTCCTGTTTTGTGGTGTGGTGAGGGCTAATATTAAGTTTGCTAATTGCATTCATGGCGCGGGCTTAAAGCATTTGCGCGCACGTCACGCCGATGTTATTCATCTTTCTTGCTTGCACTGCCGCGGGATGATCTGCAACCATTGAGTTTTGCACCAAGCCCCATGACGCGCCAAACCCATCATTCCAAGAACCGGCCTGCGTGTATAAGCTCACTTCGGCAAAGTACGGTCTAACCGTTACATTCCACCAATAAATGAAAAGCTTGCGTGCCATTTCTGACTCGGCAAAGTTACGCTGTAGATCCTCAAGCTGTCTTAGGCGTGTGACGTTGGCGCCTCTTACGTCGGATGCTGCTTTTAAATTAATGACATTCGCGCCGGCCGTTGCATCCGCTAACGATTTATGAAGCGTTAATTTATCGGTACTTAATCGTCGTACATAGAGCTGGTTATCGACTAAATCGACCGTTGGGAATTGCGCATAGTAAATATGGTACCCATCCGGTTTATAGCCTGATCCGGTTTCGCCTTCGGGTACCGTGTCAACGTGCGCGATGTTGGTAAATTTAACGACGTCGCCCGTGTCAAACATTTCGTCACGCGTATAGCCGGAAAATTGCGTGTTCGTTTGTGGGTTATACGTCAATGCATTGTTTGCTAAATCGACGGTAAACAAGCTTCTCACGCCGTATGTGTCATCAATGATCAATGTGTTTGTATGGCGCCAACACTCATAAGACATAAGCTGTGCTTGCGTTGCACCACGAACGGCTAGATCTGCCACGGTGTCTTGCAGGCCAGTCACTAGCGACGCGTCAATGTAGGCCTTGATCCTGTCATAGTAGATTTGCATCGCATTGACGTTGTTGTAAAGCTTTTCGGCCATTAACATATCGGATCTTAATTCGCTACCGCGTGCGGACGTGCCAAGCTTCACATAGTTACCGACTGAGAAAATGTCCATTTTTTTAGCGACGGTATCTTCCGCGCCTAATTTTGTTGTTTTTGTGTCTAGTGAGTAAGCTGCAAATGCCTGATAGCCTTGTTGGCCACTGATTACACGAAGCACACGCGGACGCCCGTAAATGGCTTCTGCCGTCACCCAACGATCAACGGCTTGGTGCGTCATCATGCATTGCGCGATCTGCCATTCGGGGATCACTACGCCGGTCGATGTGACTGTAGGCGTGGCGTCTGTCGCGCTAAATGGTCTAGTTGATTTATCTTCATGATCCAGCGTGTAAATGCCGCTTGGATCAAATTCAGTCACGGAAATCGTGCTGCCGCCGCCCGTTTTTCTATGGCCATTGTTTGGAGTTTCGCCGGCGCGATTGATTAAATAATCTGCTCCGCCAAGCGCTGTTAGATCCACTGCGGACGAATTAACTGAAATTGATCCCGAAATGGTTGCCGCACCCGTTGCGCCTCCCGCACTTACCCATGCAGCGCCAAAGAATACGGCGCGGATTGTGCCGGTGCCGGAATAGTTTTTCATTTTCCATAATGCATTGAGCGTTTGGCCGCTTGATCCAGCGCGGTAAGTCAGATCCGCTACTAAAAAATTATCGTTTCCTATAGAGGTTAATGTGTAATTAATATTTAATGAAAAGCTGTTATCGCTTAGTGTGCATTCAAGCGCGAATGCGGCCGCTTGTGCATCTTCGGCGGTTGTAAAGCCCATGAGGTAAAGTTTTGCCGTTCTTAACTGGGTACTGGCTGGCAATGCAATATTTAAGCCGCCTTCTAATGATGCAGCGCTTGGGTTATAAAGCCGCGCGTTATCCGTCGTTGTGCTTGTGCCGCTGCCGGCTGCCTTGTAAATGTAACTGCCTAGTGATCCTTCAACAATGTAAGGCATAGGGTACTGAACCCCGCCGCCATTCCATACTGGGCGCTGATTACCATCGCCGCCGCTTTCTGCACCGCGGATGTAAACTTGGTTGTACCAATAACCCTGCCGAGAAAACGCTGCAAGGCTATTCCAAATTTCATTTCCTGCTTCGACTTTTAACTTACCGACTGGATGATTGTCATGCACACCTTGCACATACGCCGCCCAAGCTGCTTGATTCATGCGCACCGGCACCGGAATCCAAATGTCACATGGATCACCATTGTTATATGCGCTAATCTCTGCGGCCATTTTCCCTAGCACTACAGCCGGCACGTTTTTCCAGTTAAAACTTGCTTGCGAAGGTAAGTCGCCCACACCAACAAAATCCGTAAGCGGGCGTACAAAATCGCCGAATGTCGTACCCCATCCCATCGTGGCGACTAAATCCAGCGCACGAAGGTTTTTACAGCCTTTGAATTTCTGCAAAGATACTTGATTGATCACCTTGCCCGCATTCATATCCGCTTCGTCACTGGAATGGAACACTTTAAGATTGTTGACCGTAATGGGCGCGCCCGTATCGTTGGCCACGTTAATTTGAAGGTAAAAGAGGCCAGTCGTACCGGTTGCAATTTGAATACGGTTTGCGGATGGGTTTGTGACGGTTACGCCACTGCCAAAATTTGCATTGACTGTAACGTTTGCGCTGCCCGACCATGTGACAAAGAAAGTACCCTGTCTAAAAGTACGCACGGCGTTGACGTTGACCGGCGGCGGCGCTGCATAGATCGTTGAGGTTAAATCTCTGACAATGGTAAATACTGAACGGCCAGCGGGTAAGTTTGGCAGAAAGTCATCGACATAGCCGCCCGCCCGTCCATTCATGTAGCTATCAAACTCAATGCTGCTCGCCCAGCCTGATCCCTGTAGCCAGCTTCGTGAGCCTTTCAGATAGTCGATAAAAACGTATTCCTCGGTGTAGTAAAAGCTCCAAGTCGAGTTAAATCCCAGTTTAGATGCAAAAGCCATGATGATTCCTATGCTACAAAGGTTATGTTAGATGAAACGATCGTGCCGCCAACGCCCGCAACTGCACGCAAGTTATAAGTAAGTCCTGTTTGTAAGCCATGCGGGGATAACAATGGATCTGTGTTTGACTCAAGCGTAATGCTGTGACTTGTTGCTGACGATCCAAAATCTTCTACCACGGCCGTTCCGTATGCGGTTGTTAAGCCAAATTCCACGCCGGCACGAAGCGCGGTACTGGTTGTAAATGTCACGGTAATGAGCGAGCCTGATTTTGTGACGGTTGGCGTGGTAATGGCTACTCCGCCCGACGCGTCGTTATCGTTGATCGTTCCTGTACCTGATATGCCGCCAATCGTATAGATCAGCGTTTCGCTTGATTCAACTAGACTGTCATCGACAATAGGCACGGAAATCGTAAAGGTTGTAACGCCTAGTGGTACCGTCATATTGCCGCCCGATACTGTCACGCCATTGCTGTAACTTGCCGTGCTTATATCCGCGCCGGCTGCCGTTCCTGACGTTGAGAAGGTAAACGATTGACCTATTGAGGCTGCATTTAAAGTGACGGTAAAGACAAGTGTGCCGCCTTCTGTCACAGTATTGGCCGCAATGGTGCTAACTGTGGCCGGCGGTGCGCTGTCATCGTTGTTGATTGTGCCGGTACCACTTACACCGCCTACGACAAGCGTATAGGTTTCATTGGTTTCGACGGTTGCATCTTGGCTGGTTGCAATCGACACGGTAAAGCTAGTCACGCCGCTTGGCACGGTGATTGTGTTGCCTAAAATAGTGACGCCGTTGCTAAACGTTGGCGGCAAGATGTAATCGCCTGCGGTTGCGGTACCGCTATTGACCACAAAGCTAAATGTTTGTGAATATGGCGTCGCCTTATTGAGTGTTACGGTATGAACGACGTTAGATCCTTCTGTCGCGGACGCATTTGATACCGTTGATACTGTGGCGGGCGTTGCCTCGACTGGCGGGTAATTCACTTTGTTGTCAATGACTGTGATCCCAGTTAATAACGCTTGAAGCAAATTATTTAAATCGTTTGTTTGCGTCGCGTTGACCGTTTCAACTGCGTTAATCCTTGTGGCCAGCACGTTCACGCTGGTAATCACATTGCCGATACTGATCGTGATTGAATTAATACTGTCATTGATCGCGTTGATCGCGGCCGTTTGCGTATTGTTGACGGTTTCAACTGCGAATATGCGGCTGATTAATTCCGATAAATCCGGCGTCGCGCCGTTGCTAGTATCTTCTATCCAAGCCGTACCATTTGAATAAAGCCGTCTGTTACCCTGATCAATTACATAAAGCGTTGCGCCTATGAATATGTTGGGCGCCGGTATATCTTCAAAGTTGCAATAAATTACCTTGCCGGCAAAGTCCTTTAGTGATTTTCCCATTTCGCTCTCTTTTAATTAACGCCGTCATTTTGTGGGGTTTCAATACCTTGCTGCAGGCCTTGCGCTGCACTGGCCAATTGCTGCGGTACTGCCTCTTGCATTTCTTGCTGTGCTGGCTCTTGCGGCTGCTCGATCATTTCTTGCTGCGGCGGCTCTTGCATTTGTGGTTCGACTTGCGCCGCTTGGGCTTCAAGATCTGCCGGCTTATTAAAGCCAGCGCCTTTCATGATCGCGTCCGCTACCGGTGCGGCCGCTGGTACCGCGCTAACAATTTGGCCAGCCTGCAATGCTTCATACATGGATTGAATGCGTTGGCTGATTGTTTTGGCGTCTAAATTGTCTTTTTCAGCAACAAGTTTGGCCAATTGGGTTTCAATCGTTTGCATTTGTAGCTGCTGCTGCGCGTCCGCCATGGCTTGCTGTTTCTGTTTAGCGGCTGCGACTTCCGGTGATTCCTCTTCATCGGGATCAGTTTGGCCGTTTAATTGGCGGATCCGCTGCACTAAGGCGTCGCGGTTTGGAATGTCGGCCATTTCAATGACAAGATCCAGCAAGTTAAGCGCGACTTGTGGATTCATTTGCGCTAGGCGGCCAACAATGTCGAATAAGCTTTCAAACATGGCTTGCCGTAAGCTTGATTTGTAGTCTTGCTCTGACACAACAAAGTCCGCATGAAACTTGGTAATGTCGTTGATTAGCTCGCCGCCTTCGTCTATCTCGTTGATATTTTCATGCTTGGCGTTGCCCTTCTCGCCGGTGATCCTGATCGACTTCTCTTCGGTATAGAATTGCTCGACGTTGGAAAGCTCCATTTCGCCGACTAACTGCACCGCAAAGCGCAAGTTATCAAAGATCTGTGTCGTTGATATGCCGCCCTGTTCCTGCTTGGCAATGATTGCCTTGCCGCTGGTTGCGTTGGTATCACGGCCTAAATTCTCGGACGTAATGCCTGATACGTTGCGAATATGCTCCATATCCTGCCCCATAAGCATTAAATGCTCTTCGGCTAGGGCAATGTCGCGCTTGATCTCAACCGTTGAGCCGCGTTTTTTAATGATGTAAGGGTTAGGCTTGGCCACTTCATCGCGTAATGAGTCGTGGTCGTCCGTTGCATCATCGTCAACGATCGTCGTATTGGATGACAGAATGAATAAGGCTTTCGATTTACGTTTGTTTAGATCGTCCTGTGCGTCGCGTAAGTTACGGATATAGCCATAATGCGCACCATCGCGGCGGCGTTTGAATGCTGTTACCTTCACGAACGGAATGCGATTGTGATCATACGGCGATTTTGATTCGGCAATGATCCCGCCCTCGCAAAAGATCGCTACACGGATTTCCATTTGCAGGCGATCGTATAAGCTAACGCCGGCCTCTTTGAGCATTTCTAAATGTTCTTGGTTGCGGCTATCGAACGCCTCGTTTTGCAGATCACCGCTATTAAAGAAGCGTTTTAAGACTGGCTGCTTGTACCAACATTCGGTTAATTTGACGCGTGATCGTTTGTTGAACAGTGAAGCGTTTGAGTTGTACGGCAAATAACGGCCACTGGCGCCGCTTTGATAATCCTCGCCGGCCTTCGTGACGCGTGCGCCCATGTAATAAACTTCGTCCTCTTCGGAGTCCGTCAAATTGTTGCTAGTAGAACACGCGGCTTGGATCAGCTCGGCGCGATCAGGAAACATGGCCATGGCAATATCTTCGTCCAGCCAGCGCTTACGGAATAGATAACGGGCGTCTGATAGATCTAGCTCGTTGCCGCTGCTATCTTCAAGCACGTTTTTCCAGTCCTCGGAGCGTGTGAATAGCAATTCATCCGTCGGATCGCCACGAATGCCGGTTTCAATCCAGCCGACGCCGGCCTTGGCTGCGGACTCAAATGCAAAGCTGCGGTGAAATGGTGTTTTGTTTACATCGGATAAATACTTGAGAAGGCTCGTTTTAACTTCGGCGTCTTTGACATACTCTTTAGCAGCCTTGCGCGGTAATACTCTGTGATCAATTCTAGTGCGGCGCTCGGTACCAATTAGCCAGTCAATCGTTGGTTTGATCTCGTTGAACACCAAAGGCGCTTGGCCACGCTCCATTAAAATGTCGGCCTCTTCTTGCGTCCATTGCATTGAGTCGTAATAATCTTCGTCTAGCGCCATTTGGTACCGGTTGGCTGCCTGCTTTTCCCATTCTTGTTCGTACCATTCATTAAGCTTGCGATACAGCGTTTTATATTTAAGGCCGTCGTATTGATGCCTTACATTTTCCTCTTGTGGCTCTTCGCTGACGCCACCAAAACGACGCTTATCGTCCATATCCTTGCTTGATGTGAAATTGCCGACTTGATTATCCATTACGCGGTTACTCCAAATTCGGGCATTGAAACTTCGTCGTGCATGATGGTCTGCCCGTCAACCTTAATCAGCATTTCGCCTACCATTTCTTTGTGCTTATCTTCGGCCGTGGGTTTAGCTGGCGGCATATCAATAAGATCCGGCAAGCCTTCAATGATCAGATCCGCGATTTGGTGCGCTGCGAACTTTGAATCGTCAAAGCCTAAAAACTTGGCCACTTCAAACGATTTCATAATTAAGTATTGCGGCTCGTTGTATAGGTAAGCATGGGATAACCCAAGCACAAAAGCGCCTTGAGTAAGCACGCGTTTAATTTTTGGCCAAATGATCATCGCGGGTTCGTCATTGATCCATTGATAAGAAACAACGAAGTCACCAATAACACGCTGCAAATGCGCTTGATCGCCACCAATTAAAACCGGCATAGAAAACCCTCCCAAAGTAGTAAAGGGGATTTTTGCGCGACTAATTGCATTCACAAGCGTTTCTAGGAGCGATTTAAATTAGTTGGTTGATACCCTAGCCTTAGCCTGATCAATTTTAAATTGGCTTATTTACTGGGTTATATTGAATTATGTATTGACAACATTCAAATGAATAACGATAATGGAAACACCTCAACAAACTTTAAGGACTGGATCATGAATAACGAACAAGTAATGACTATCGAACAAATGGAAATGGCGATCGCAAACAAATTGGTATCTGACGCGCTGGCTTTGAATTACACCGTGAGCGTGTATGACAGTGAAGTATGGACGGTTAAACGCTCAAGCAACCAAGAGGAAATTATCGCGGCGCTCAATAGCTCTGACTGGGATCAACTTAAATTTCGTAAAGCAAACGGCGACTATGTTGGCGTGGCTGCTTTAATTTGGGGTGAAACTGGCTATGACTTAATCAACGATTACACCGTAAGCGATGAAATGACAGCGTTAATGGAAGGCGTTGAAGCGCTTGCGGATCAGTTTCAAGAGTTGGTCTAAGCAATTTCAAGGGGTGAAATTCCCCTTATTCAACTAAATCAACGGGATATAACGAAATGAAAATACTTGCTGCAATCATGCTAATTTTCATAACGATCGGTACAGTAAAGAAAATAGATCAAATATTAAGTTACGCCGGCAATCCGTGCTTGACTGATACAGAATGCGAAAACAACGATTATTCATAAGGGGCTTGAAAATGATCACATCAAAAATTATTGGGAAGATTAATAGCAGCGTTGAAGGCTCTGACGGCTTCGTGATGCTTAGTGATAAAGATGAAACACTCACGAAAGCGCGCGCGCTGCAGTATATGCAAGATAAGTATTTAACTGACGGAAGTCCTGCGGTTGGATCGTACTTTTGTCATAATGTCAGTGTTGTTGCTTCTGACTCGCCAAATGAATTTATTGGCATTGTTTATCACCGGTATGACGTATAAGGGAAAATCATGAGTAACGATAAATCAATCGCCTACACGGCTGGCGTCGATGCAAGATCTAAAGGGCTATCGCTTGAAGATACCGCTTTCATTAAGCTGCGTGAAGGATCTAAACAATACAATGACTTTTTAGATGGTTATAACGCGCTGTTAGAAGATCTATCAAGTCACGTAATGGATGCGCACAATTATTTAACGGTTAAACCTAAACGCGGCGGCGCTCGTAAAGGTGCCGGCGCTCCCAAGAAGGATGATCCGGCCGTGCGTCGCAGCATTCGACTCAATAACGCCCATTGGATCAAGTTTAAGGCTATGGGCGGTGAGGAATGGTTAAGGCGTGCCATTGACGAAAGTAAACCTTAGACCGTGCGCCAATTGTTATCGCGTTTGGCTTTCTTGGCCGGTGCGCGGTATATATTGATTAGCCTATTATGTAACGCCTGTGCAAACTGGCGGAATGAGTCGGCGCCCTCGGCGTTAATATCATGCAGCGGCGCATTGCTCCAACGTTGCTGCTTTTCATTCCATTGCTTTTTATAGTTATCTAGGCGGCTGATCCCAAGCTTGCAGCGCTCTACATCAAAGAAGCATTGCGGCATGACTTCACGCACCATTTGAATACCGGTTCCAATATCTTCAATGCGTGGCACGATCTGCGTGCGGCCAATTTTCTTATCCTTTAGCATTTCCTCAATGCTTTTATTATGATCAGATAGTCGTTTGTGATCCGCGTCATGCGGTAAGAAGTGAGTATCATAAATGTAATCACGATCCCGCAGCACTTTAGCGTAATGGTTAAGATCTTCGCCGTGGCCTTCTTCGTAATCAATAAACCGGTATTGCATTTGTATGTATTGCATAAACCAAATGCCGCAGCCGTCACTATTCCCCACATCCCAAAATGTAAACACTGGCTCGTTTGCGATCGGAATATTTAAGATCTGCCCGCGCTTGCGTAACATGGCCATTTGTTTATTGTAGTAATTGCCCTCGATCGACACTTCAAACGCTTCTTGTGGCGTGCTTGGATATTCCCTGTTCATCATTTCCTTTTCCCCTGAGAAATCGGTTTCCATCGTCACCACGTACCAAGCGCGCTGCTCAAGATCAAGCGTGACATTCATTTTTGTTTCGATCTCGTCAAAATATTGGTGTTCTTTTTGTGTGATCGCTACGTTTGTAGGATCTAAGCGATATTCATCGGCTGCAAACCATGGGTAAAAATGTAGCTTGTAATCTTTAAGGTTAGCCAGTCGGCCGGACTCTTGGCGCTTCATGGCCACTTTTACCTTGGCATGGTAGTCGCCCTCTTGACCTTCGGCCGTTGATTCGATCACGATGATCCCAGTAGGCGGTACCGCGGGAATTGATCCGGTTTTAACTTCGCGCGCTTTGAGTGGAAATATTGCGCAAATTTTTCCGTACTCTGATACATGCAGCCGGTGGATCGTACCGCCACGCATTGACGTTGATACGCGAACACTAGAATTGTTATGTGCGAATAGGATCTCGCTTTTGTTAAACGTGGCCGTTGGAAACATCCATTTAAGCTGTTCCGGCAAATTATCGTAAGCAAACTTAACCTTGTCACGGAATATGTTTTCTGCAGCCTCTTTGTTTTGTGCAATGATCCCGCAGCGTTGATTTGCATTAAATAGCGCGTGATCTAACCAAAGGATTGCGATCAATGTCGTAAAGCCTAATTGACGGGCTTTAAGGATTAGATTGCGGCTCCACATGCGTTTGATAAATCGCCGTTGGTGCCGGTTTGGCATAAACGGTAAAACTTGATCCTCGCTAGTTTGCTCGCCGTTCTCGTCAACTTCGCCTTTAATGATGATCTTGTAAAGCTTGCCGCTGTTGATCCGCCACAATGGATCTTTGAGGTTTGCGTAAAGCGTGTCTAGCTCCGCCTTCTGTTCGGGCGTTAGCGCTTTATCCTCAAGCAATTCATCGGCTATTTTTACTGCAGCGGCCATTTATTCATCATCATCATCGTCAAAATCTTCTACATCAATAATATTTGCGTTTGCGATCGGGAGCGCTGATCCTTGGAGCGATTGCATCAATAACACCAGCGGGTTCGTTTTCTGTTGGTTGTCTTTCTCATAGGCGCCTAGGTGTTTCATGAGCTTGTCGATCGCGGCGCCTTTATCCCAAAATTTGATTTCTTTCGTTTCGCCAATTTTTATTTTGGTACCGCCTGCATGGATAAAATCTTCATAGACTTTGATGCTAGATACCGCGCCCGCCATTGCCGGCGTCCAGTCCTTCATTGGCTTTAACTTATTGTTATCATCAAAGAATTGGCGAATGTCGGAAAAGGCGATCGTCATGTTTTCCCGCAGCACTTCTTCAAGCTGCAATTCAACCTTGGCGATCACTGGCGCTTTGAGTTCTTTTAAGCGTGCCTGTATGTTTTTATTGCGTAACACGCGCGACGCGTTTTCATACACCGTCTTGTCTTTCATGTTGGCGCAACTGTAAACGGCTTTGTACGACTCAAAAGCATTCATTGAATGAATGTAATGATTGCAAAACTTCTCTTGTTTTTCAGTTAGGTTCATATTGATAATTGAATTTTGTGTGTTTCTACCGTTACTTTTCTAAGCGTTAGTGACTCGGCTTCGCTTTCCGATAATCCCAATTTTTTTAAACGATCAACTTCGGCCGTGACTGATTCCTCTAGCCCAGTGTGAAAAGTTTTTAATAAATTGGCCAATTGTTTCTCAAACGGCAAAATTGCCGCGCCAGCCTCAAGATCTGCATTTTTTTTATCCCAGTATTCTTGGGTAAGTGGTGATAGTTTATTTATTTCAGTAGTTGTCATGCATTATCTCCATCTATTAGGGTTGCGTTTGCGCTTGGTATTTACTTTTACTTTTTTCGATACTATTAAATTATTTAGCGTCGGCATTGTTAAAGATTTTCTTAGTTCAATCCCGTTAATTCTGCCAGCGATTCCGCCTACTAACATCGTGCTTTCTATAACTTCATGGCCACAACTTTCAAACATTTCTCTAAAGTGATCGCATTCGCTAGGTGTTAAATAAATTTTGGCCATTACCGCGCCCTCCTCTGCTTTCGGCTTCTGCGTGATCCGCGCGTAAAACTGTTATTGATCATCGGCACACTGTTTGGCAGCGCGTCACGCTTAATCGGTGGCCGTTGTTTCTCTATGCCTAAATTCTGTGAAGGTGTGATAAACCCATACATTGATGCAACTAATAACATAATTTTTGTAACACCTTTCATCTTGGCGCCTTTCTAAAAATAATATTCTGCAGTAACACGCCGCCGTCGTTTACGTCATCCCATTTCTGTACGTCACGCTCTTCGGGATCACGGCGCACGGTTCTAATCGGTAGCGGCTTGCCTGTGTAAATGTACAAATAAGCGTTATAGGTTTGCTCACGACCATCTTCATTGACTGATACACGCTTAACGGGCTTGTCGGCTTTGATCAAATAGCCGGCATAAACTAACCAAATGACAGCGGCGCGGACTGATCGCTCCGGTATGATCTTGTCATCTGAGGTTAAGGCGCCTGATATGCTGTATGTGTCGAGTGGCGCCTGCGATCGAATAATGTGATCCAATACCTTCTCGCGGTTGACTGTGACTTGCCCCATGATTTCCCCTAGTAAGTTTTAAGCGATTCTTTGTAGTTGAGGCAATTGCTAAACGCGTCGCTAAAGGCCTGCTCTTCACTGTCGGATAAATAACCAATAGTTACGGACTGTCTTTTGAGTGGCGTTAATGGCTCGGCTTGCTTGAAAAATTCATCGCGGCTCATGGTGGTTTGAAAGCCATACCCTACCCGCCCCATATTGGCCGCTGATTTACACGCCATATCTAGGATCTCGCCGGCGTTGGCCGTTTGCATGGCCAGTAACATCACAATGATTATTTTGATCATCCCATTCCCCATATCAACATGGCCGCGTCGCGCTGCTCTTGGTTAGTCTTGCCTTTGATCTTGGTGAGCTTTTCAAACATTTCAGCCGTGTACTTTGCTGTCGTTGGTTTAACTAACACCACTTTTACGCCTTCGGCTTCAATGCACTGCTGCAGCAACTTACCGGACGCGTGATTCTCGCCAACATTTTTGCCAATTTTTGCGGCCACGCTCATATTGCTGGCGCCGTGCCAATTAGCTTTTTCATTGAGCCAGCCGGCTTCTAAAAACACCGCCTTAATAATCGGCTTATTCAGCTGCACAAACTTCACAACGTCCACAAAGTACAAATTGCTCATTTCCATGCGCTTGGTGTCTTGGTGCAATACGGCTATGCCGCTTTTATCAATATCGGGATCTATGCCAATGATCATGCTGCTTTCAACCTTTCCGCTGCCAAGTCATTCTCAAACAAGATCAGCTCTTTACGGGCGCGCTCGATCACGTCCGGCGCCTGCTCCCTGATAAAGTCGTCGTATTGCAAAACAAGATCCGTCAACGTGGCCAACCCGTCGGAATTTAACGTAAATGATTGCTTTGCTTGGTACCGGTTATAAATATCAGTAACAAACGTTTTAAGCTTTTCTGCCTGTGCCTGTATGTCACGATTGCCCTGCATGATTCCAAGCATCATGATCGTATTTACCATGCGCGTTAATTCGTCGTATTGATCTTTACCGGCTTGGCCGCGGCGGAACACTAGCAATAAAGCATGATCTTTGATGCGGTCTTTACGCGGTGGCACAAAGCGCGCAAATAACGGGTGAATGGTTTTTTTATGCTGCATGCTATAACCCCAAGGCCGTCATAAATGCAGGCTTGCCGACTGAAAGTGATTTAGGCGGCTCTACAATATTGACAAATCTTCTCATTGCTTTGTACTTCGTTTTTTTGTTTTCAGTGACACGCATTACCGCGCCAATGATAATTAAGCGGCTTAAATTGCGATAAACCGGCGACACATGACGCCCTGATCGTTGCGCAACTTCTACAGCTGTTAGCGGTGCGGCCTGTAACAGATTGAGGATCTTTTGATTCGTACCGTTGATTGCTTCAATTGCTGCCGACTGTGGCGTTAATACTTGTGTCATATACGTCCTTAATTTCATAAACTTCGTTAGTTGGATAACCAATTTTTGCCAGCCATTTATTTTTTTGATATAGCGCCATGGTGCGGTTACGGCCACGCATGAATAAATTAAATTCTTGATCTTTTGGCAATAGGTGCGCGTCATAGTACAAATGGCATTTGCGGCATGACGCGACGACATAATCATCGCCCGCCTTAATGCCTGTGCCATGGCCGTGTTCTTCATGATTGCTATGCGCCGGCTCGCAGCCGTGGGCGCTATACCCTTGGCATACGTTCACTATTTGAAACTGGCAATCATTGACGCGGTGCGCTAAATTCAACATGCGACGATTGCGGTAAATAATCTTCTTGGGTTGCGGGTTCATTCGCCAAAGCCTCCTAAAATTGTTTCCATCATTTCACTGCGTTGCATTGGATCTAAATGCCTCCAAAGCGCTTTTTGTGCGTACTCTTCACGTAAAAAATTAACCATGTTGATATGCACCTCTTCCATTTCTGCCTGCTCTAAATCCGCATAACTGATTGACTTCGGGATAGGCATGACGCCGCCCTTGGGTGCCGCGATCCATTCCACAAAACCAGCGCCAACTTTTAGCCAAGATCTGAACGTTTCAAATTCTTGGAATTTCTCTTGCGACTCAAATAACGCTTGTTCTAACGCCATGTGTTTGCGGTGTTTCCAGCCAATACGCTTTTGGTTTGTTTTGATCGTGATACATTCACCGGCTTCTAATCGGAATAAGTTATTAAACAAGCGGCGCCATTGCTTTTTACCTTTTTCGCCCAGTCCGTCAATGTGGCCAAACAAAACACGGCGCGCGATCTCTTTGTCGCTTTCGCTAATCTGTACCTCATGCTGACGGACGATGACGATCTCGCTCATTGCAATTACATTCCGGCCAATTTGGTTTTTGCGTGGGCGATAACTTTGTCATAGTCCAAGCCTTCCCATTCCGCACGTTTTTTGATCGCTTCAACGTAACCGGTTAAAGTGGCTTTTACGCCTGCTTTTTCGCCGCCATTTGAAAATTTACCGATTCCATCAATGAATCGAATTTCGTCTAGGGTTGTGTGCGCGCTATGCTTTTGGCTCATTTGATTTTCCTAATCGTTTATAAAATAAATCAGTTACTTTTTTCTTCAATTGCGTTACATCGTGCCGTTCGTTGCCTTCAATTAATTGCTTTCTGTCCAGCCTTGGCTGCTCTAAAATCCATCGAGCCGTGCAATCAATACAGGCCATTTCATAAGATCCCATTTCATGCGCCGCGCTTGGGTAGCAGCTTTTGCAAGTCATCGCGCCGGTGCGCTAAAATCCGTTGGCTTGTTGATGTACCAACCGTCGTAAACCCTCCCGACGACGCGCCGCTTGGTAGCCGCCATTGATTTTGTAAATGGCGGCGGTAATTTAAAATGGCCGGCCGCTGCCAGCTCTTTCAAGCGATCGTAGCCGACGCCGGTTTTCTTGCGGATCTCGCCTATGCTTGGATATTTTGCCGTGGCCAAATAAGCGTTAATTGCAATAATTACTTGTTCGTCTGTTTTTTTGGTGCGTGTGGTTTTTTCCATTTTTTAAGCCTGTCTTAAATTTATTAATGCTTGTTCAGCTGAACGTAAAGAAATATTTGGCAGATCTGTTGAATTTGCTGATAAGTTTTTCCAGTGCGCAACCCAGTCACGCGTAGGCTTGTTGTTAAATTTATTTTGAATTTCCTGTAACTTTTCTTGGGCTTTCTCAAATTCTTCATCGCTTATTTTTTTGGGTAACGCTTTGTGATCCTCATGCTGGACTTGTACACGGCAATTCATTACAAAATCATCAAGGCTAGGCGTGCTGTCGTATGTGTGATCTAGTGCGTTTTTTAAACGCTCTTTGCTCATACCGCCAAGGCGTGAAGCCCATACGCGCTTTGCGTTTTCAATACCCTTGTCTTTTCCATCTTCGGTTGTTTCACCTATGCGGAATTTATTAAAAAACGTATTCCCAAACCGTCCATGCAAATGCATGAAAATGAAATCAATCGTTTTAGTTTGCAATGGCGCGCTGTTCATGATCTACCTCGACAAGTGTTAAATTTGGTTGCAAATGCTGCGTGTTTTCTTCTGTAAAAATTGACTTTGCTGCGGACGCTATCCCCTGCTCATAGCTTGATTTTGTTGACGGCATTGCGCCATTGTGTAGTTTTAATTCTGCGACTTCTTCGCGCTGGCTCTTCATGGTGCCAAGCACATAACCAAACCCCTTGCCCCTTTCGGCTGCTTTTCTTGCGGCTTCTGCAAACTCTTGAGGCGTGGCTCCCGCTTCGATCAATGCGGTTAATGTTGGGTGCGCTTGCTGCAAGCCAATGCATTGCTTGTTCTGCAAATCAAATTCTCGTTTGATTGCAATGCACGCGCTGGCAATGGTTGCGACTTCAAAGCTATTACAATTCTCTACTGCGCGCCCTTGATTAATGGGTTTATATGGCTCTGGCTCTGGTGAGCTTTCGCCTTGGGTTCCATTTGGGTTATTTTCTGAAAACCCACTGGGTTTATTTTGGGTTTCATTTTTAGGCTTTTTGGGTCTGCCGCCTTTGGCTCCATTTAACCTAGCCGATACCATGGCCGGTTGCGCGTCGGATATTTCTTTTTCAGCTCTACCCTGCACATATCCGCTATCAGTTAATGTGAAAAATTGCTTCAAGATAGATGAAACGGATTTTCTTTCATCCTTGCTCATTGCCCTTGCGATCCTGCAGCATGCGTCAATGTCGTTTGGCAAGGCTGATTCCGTTGCGTAGTAATGATCTAGCAGCCTGTCATACGCGCCAAATTCAGCCAGCGACAAATGCCCCGTGTCGCGCTGAATATCGCCTATATAACGTTTATAAAAGTTCATCTAAGCAGCCTGCCACAACGCAGCATTAGCCATGTGCGCCCTTGGGTTTTCGACTTGGCCATACCCTACTTTGATAATGATTTTTTCTTTAGCTGCACGTAAAAAAATACCGCCCCACGCTCTATTATTTGGCGGTAGCGGTAGCTCTAAAATTTCACTTGAAAACTGACGCACGGTTTCGCATAAAAAAGGCGCTTTATTTGTACGAATAAATGCTTCTAAAGCTTGGTAAGCCATTTCCGACCAACCATCAAAATGCTGATCCGCATTATTGGCTGCGACTAAAATCCCGCCATTTCTTAACTCGCGGCCAGTGAAAACTAATTCAGTTTGAATGCTCATTGCTTGCCCTCCGTAACTGTTGGATGGTTCTTTAAGACGTCATTAATTAAACTGGCTTCATCAATCTTGCTTTGGATATATTCGCCAATGATTCGCTCACAAATTTCACGCCTTGAAACAAACTCGCCGGACGTGCGCGTTTCAAATATTGCAAGCGCGTCCAGTACGTCCATTCTTGGCCGTGGCAACATAAAGCGTATTTCTGTTAATTGCTCGCCCGTGCGATTAACGCGCGAGTTAAGTGCATCTAAATTTTCGTCCGGCAATTTATGCGCTCCTATTCAGTTAGGGTTATTTGATGATTAAGCGGCTTTTGTATTGCGGATATAATTCCAGTCAACATCGCTGCGTAATAACTCACAGCGCACGACGCCGCGACTTTCACGCTCAATATTTATACAAAGTGATTCGCTCGGTGTTTTGTAGCCGTAATAAATATTTTGCAAATGTTTTAATGAAGTTCCGCAGCGTGTCGCAAAGTTTTCACGATCCGACATTGCTTCTATGCTTTGAATATACTTTTTTAGTTCTTCCATGGTGTAAGAGAATACACCGCACGGTGTACGTATGCAAGCACTAAATGGTGAATTTTTGGTGAATATATCTTTAATAGAAAAAATGGTTAAATTTGATGTTGAGGGGGAACTTTATGAAAGACGCTGAATCGAGGCGCAAAGTGCTGGCTGATTTTGTGAAAAGTTATACATTAAGTGAAGCCAGTAAAATTTTAGGAAAGCCTGATCGTCAAGTTAATGACATGCTGGCTGGCCGGAAATCGTTTGGCTCAAAAGTAGCACGGGCAATGGAAAGACACGCAGTTGAAAATTTTGGTAAGTTGAATTTATTTTATTTTGAAGGGATTGATAAAGATCATGCGCCCCATGATGATGAAGTAGTACGTGACGGTTTAGACGGTTACTTAAAAGTACCGTTTATTGGAAATAAAGAGCCAATTGGCAAAATTAACCAAGAAGCCGAGACAATTGCAAGCCTAATATGCCTTTCTAAGCAATGGATTAATAAAAACCTACCATTAACAGGCGACATTCAAAAACTGGCATTCACTTATGTTGTAGGCGATTCGATGCAACCAACGCTTAATAACGGTGATATGTTGTTAATTGATACCAGCATTAACACCACAATCGAAGATTCAATTTACGCTTTAGAAGTTAATGAAAAATTTATAATTAAAAGGGTTCGCCAACGTTTCGACGGATCATACGAGATTAGTTCAGATAACTTAGCGGTGAAAACTGTTGATATTCTCAACGATGAGTTTAAGATAAAAGTAGTCGGCCGCGCTGTTTGGGCGTGGCATGGTAAAAGAGTTTAGAATTACAATTGTTTATTTAAGATCATATAAACAATAAAAATACGCCCCTGCCCTGCGGATTTTCATTAAATAACCTGCTTATGCGGGTTTTTTTTCGTCCAAAAATACACCAAAATTCACCGCGTTTTAACTATTTTCATAATATTCACCGTTTGGTGTTGCAATTTAATTCACCGTATGGTGTAATACCACATCAACGCAATTTATCGCGGATCTGAAAAGGTGGAAATTATGATCGGACTATTTGAACAAAACGCGCTACTCACAAAAGAAGTATTAGCGCTCACAAAAAAAGTGATCCCTATCCCGACTGATCTTATGGCTAAGTCATTAGACGATCAAGGTTTGCGCATTGTGCATAAACCTAAATGTGGCGATGACTACACCCCGCCGGAAGCAGCCTAATCATGATCTTACAGCGCAAAACTAAAGATCGCATTGCTGATATTGAGCAAGAGATACGCGGCGTTAAATCGCTTTACAACATTACCAGCTTTGAAACGCAAGTTATGGCCACGCTTAAAACGCAAGACTCAGCATCAGAAAAGCAATTCGCGGTACTTGATGGTATTGAGCGCAAGGTATTTGGTAAAACTCGCGCCCAGTATGAAGTTAAACAAACCGGTTCAGATCGTACAGAAACCATTTTGGAGTTTTGATCATGTTTAAAAATTTATCCGTAAAAATGAAAGATGAAACCAAGGCGCACAGCATTGAAACGAAGGCCATGCGCGGCTGGACGCCATTATTTGAAAAGCCTGCAGCTGTATTTATTGAAGGCTTAAAGCCCGCAAATGATAGCGCGATCGCTGCGCAATTAATGCGCATGGAATTGACGCTGCAGCACAAAGCAAAAGAAGTAGATAACGCTAAATGGATGCGGTTGCAGGCTGACGAAGCCCGCGCAAAAGCTGAACAGATCGGTGCAATTTTTGCCTTGGCGCATTTGGAAGATGCGCTATGAACAGCGATCTAAAAATTATTTGCTGGATCCTTTTGGCTTCAACGATCTTGCTCACTTTTTTATTAGTTCAATCCGAGCAAAAAAACGACGTGCTAAATCAAAAATTAGTCACGTTGAATTACAAAAATTAACTTTATAAGGACTTCAAAAATGGATCAATCCAACGTATTAAAAATGCCGGAAACCAACGAAGCGCTGGCCGTTGCCCCAAGCACAGAAAACTTATTATTAGATGTAGCGGCCATGAATCACATGATGAACGTCGCTAACTTTATGGCCGGCGGAACGCTTACCTTGCCGGAGCCATACCGCAAAAACCCTGCTAACTGCCTAGCTGTAATTATGCAAGCGGCACAGTGGAAAATGAACCCGTTTGCAGTGGCGCAAAAGACGCATTTTGTGAATGGCACAATAGGTTATGAGGCGCAATTAGTCGCTGCAGCAATCAATCAATCAGGCGCGACTAAAGATAATTTCCATTTTGAATGGTACGGATCTTGGGAAAAGGTTTTGGGGAAATTCATCACAAAAGAAAGTCAAAAAAAGGACGATTACGGTAACGCAAAAAAATACAAAGTTACGGCTTGGGATGCAAAAGACGAGGAAGGTTTAGGGATCAAGGTATGGGCGACATTACGCGGTGAAAGCGAGCCGCGCGTACTGGATCTATTGCTTACCCAAGCCAATACACGTAACTCTACTTTATGGGCGGATGATCCACGTCAACAACTCGCCTATTTAGCGCAAAAACGTTGGGCGCGCCTATATGCCCCCGGAGTCATCCTTGGCGTTTACACGATTGACGAGGCGGAAGAATTTGGCGTCGCAGAAAAAGACGTCACACCGCAATCACAAACCGGCGCCCAAGCTGCAGAAACTAACAAAAACAAGCCAGTGGATCAAACAAAAGAACGTGAGGCGCTAATGGCCACGTTAAAAGTCGCAGCAGAAAAAGGTGTCGCAGCGTATCAGAAAGCGTGGGAATCGTTGGATAACGCACAGCGCTTACTTATTGGTACCAAGTCACACCAAGAGTTTAAGAAAACAGCTACCACAGCGGATCAAACAGTTGACGCGCAAGTAGTCGAGCCGACTACATCATCCGCAGCCGTTGACGAATTTGCGGCCGCTTACGAACAAGCTGAACAAAACAATGCTTAACGAAAACCTACTGTTAGCTGATCAACGCACCGAACAATGGTTTTTTGATCGCAGCGGCAAGTTTACTGGATCACGTTTTATTGACTTGCTATCTGATCCAACGACGAAAGCCTACAAAGATTTAATTAAAACAATTGTAGGCGATCGTTTAAGCGGCCAGTACCAAGATAAGGGCATTGATAGCAAGAGCTTGAAGCACGGCCGCGAAATGGAGCCTTACGCGGTTGAAGAGTACGAATTACAAACGGGTTTACTTGTTTCACCGGCGGCATTTATCAAGCATTCACTGATTCCATTTGTGGGCGCTTCACCGGATGGGTTGATCGGGTTAGACGGTGGGCTTGAAATCAAATGCCCTTGGAATCGTGACATTCACCTAGCGCGCTTTGTGGACGGCATGGAGGCAGATCATTTGCCACAAGTGCAAGGCTGCATGTGGGTAACTGGCCGGAAATGGTGGGATTTTGTTAGTTTTGATTCGCGTGTATTGCCGCATTTAAGGTTCTACCGCCAAAGGATCTACCGCGATGAAGAATATATCGCCAAGTTAGAAAAGGCCGCCATGGTGGCCGAATTTGCAGTAAGGGAGCGCTTAAAAATGTATGACGAAAAGCGCATTCAAGAAATTTTAATCGAACGTGTAAAGGGAAATTAATCATGGAAAACACAAAAGTTACAAAAAAAGTAAGCGCTGCATTAAAGACCATTGATCCGGTTGAATTTGTTGCGGCGGTATTTGATCCATTTGCGGAACGTTTAGCGCTGGCCATTAAAGAAACGGCCAATGTTGAGTTTGACATTACCACGACGGCCGGCATGGAGCTGGCCAAAAAATGCCGCGCAACATTCCGCGACATTCGGATCGAAGCCGACAAAGAACGTAAATTTCGCAAAGAGCCGCTATTGCTCATTGGCAAAATGTTAGAAGCGAAAAACACCGACATTGAAAACGAAGCCAAGCCGCATGAAGATAAATTCGACGCAGTGATCAAGGCCGAAGAGGCACGCAAAGAAGAGGTCAAAGCCGCGATCATGCGTGAAATAGCAGCCAAAGAGGCGGCAATCAATGCGGCCATTGACGCGATCAAAAATAAACCGATTGAAGCGATCCATCTGACAGCTGAAAAAACACAAGTCATGCTAGATGAATTAATGAATCACGCGATCCAAGATGAATTTTTTGGCGATCGTTTAGTAGAGGCTGAATTATTGATTGATCAAACCGTGCAAACCCTTACCCAAATGATCGACGGCAAGAAAGCACAAGAGCAGATCGCAGCGCAAGCCATGGCCGCACAAGCTGAAACTACACGCGTGGCCAGCATTAAAGACCGTATCAATAACATTAAAACTGTCTTGATGGATGCAATGGACGTGAATCATTCAAGCGGATTTACCCAGTTAATCAATGCATTGAATGCGGTCGAGATCAATCAGGAAAACTTTGCGGAATTTGTAGCCGAAGCCCAAGCGGCCAAAGAGGCGACATTGAAAGGCCTGTACCGCCAATTTGATGCAATGGTGTTTGCTGAAACTCAAGCGGCTGCAGCTGCAGAGCAAAAAACGACTGTGATCATTGGCGTAGATTGGGCTAAAAATGCAGACGTTAATGACAGCGTGCTTGGCGTACTTGAAGATCAATTTCAAGAAGTGTTTGAAGTAAGCGATGTAAGCACCATGCGTCGCACAATCAGCGCTAGAGATATTGTCAACGCAGTGGCCGCAACGTTCCTGATCAGCGATTTAGAAGCACACAAAGTCATTATCGAAGCTGATTTTATGAATATGACATTTGAAAAGGCTGCAGCGTAATGGCGTCGGTAAATAAAGTTATTTTGATGGGAAATTTAGGCCGTGATCCCGAAGTGCGTTACATGGCCAACGGTGAGGCGGTATGTAATTTTAGTATCGCCACAACGGATAGCTGGAAGGATAAAAGCGGCGCCAAGCAAGAGCGCACAGAATGGCACAGCATAGTGATTTATCGCAAGCTTGCTGAGATCGCCGGCGAGTATCTCAAAAAAGGCCGTCCGGTGTATGTCGAAGGCCGCCTTCAAACGCGCAAATGGCAAACCAAAGAAGGCCAAGATCGCTACTCAACGGAAATTATCGTTGACACGATGCAAATGCTAGGCGGCAAGGACGGCGATCGCAGCGCGGATGATACTGGGAGCTATCAAGCTAAACCAAGCAAGCCGGAGCGCCAAGCAGATCCGCAACCAAGGCCAAGCATTGACGAGTTCTCTGACGACATTCCATTCATGAACCCATATAAATTTAACTGGCGAGTTGTTTAACCATGTACCGCCTGATTGTTGAAAAGTGTGAAAAGCCTCACAACTTTACTGGACGAATTAGGTATCGCGTAATTAGTTGCAATATGACAGACATAAAAGAGGCGATTTTAATTACACAGAGTAAATCAAGATCAACCAATGCAACAAGATTATGGATGCCTTCTAACCGAATTTACAGATCAGGCGTTTTTATCAATCCAACAAAAGTATTAAAACAATTTTTAGCAGCAAAACCGGCCAATACGGCCATTAACTGAAAGGAGCAAGAAGCATGAATAACGTACCCAGTCACAACGCTAGACCGTTTTTAAACATTGCTGCAGAGATCCGCCGCGGCTTGTTTTTAGATGAATGCACGGATGAATTGCAGCGCATTGTCGCAGCCGTTGAGGAAGCAGGCAAAGCCGGTAAATTGGTGATTGAGATCACAGTATCACCGGCCAGCAAAGGCCAAGGCGCCGTTAAAGTTTCAGACAAGATCAAAGCAGTATTGCCAGCATTCGCAGCTGGCGAAACGATCATGTTCGTGACGACTGATAACAACCTAGTGGCCAATGATCCGCGCCAACAATCCCTAGAGCTTAGATCCGTGGCGCAGCCAAGCCAAGAACTTAAAACGCTGGCAAACGGCTAACCCATCCATTTAACCAAATTTTAGGAGTAATAACGTGAGTGAAATTCAAAAAACCGAGGCCGAAGTGATCGCCTCATTAGTACACAAGCCGTTTGTTCAAGTGATTGAAGGCGTGCCATATTTTTTCATTCAGAATGAAAATGGCGCATGGTTTTGTGAAGATAAACGATCATTATTGCCGGCGCCTGTTCGTAAATATGGATCAACAAACGTTCATGAGGTGGATAGCTTTGTTAAGTTTTGCAAAATTCACGGATCACTTGCAAATGCAATGATTTATCTTGATGTTAATTACCTCACCCAAGCGATTAAAGCCACTGCAGTTTTTAACGATCATGTTGCGGATAAAACAGGCTGGCGCGATCACACCGCCGTATTTGTACCGCGCAAAAGCGCCGAGTGGGAGCGTTGGAATAATTACAACGGCAAAGCGCAAAGCCAAGAAGAATTTGCAACATTCCTCGTATCAATTATTGGCGACATTACTTCACCAGCTGGATCAAAACTCCCTACTGGATCCGATGTATTAACCTTCGTTTCACAGCTCCAAGAAACGCGTACCGTGAAGTATGGCAGCGCAATTAATCTACAAAATGGCACGGTGCAATTAGAGTTTACCGAAGATGGTGACAAAGGCACCAAGGGCAAATTAGAAGTGTTTAAAGAATTTGCCCTTGGGATCAAGCCATTTTTTGGCGGCGACGCTTATGAGTTGCGCGCATTCTTGCGCTACCGCATTGATCGTAACAATGGCGCCATTAAATTTTGGTTTGATCTGCAGCGCCCTGATCGCGTGCTAGAGGATGCAGCCAAAGAGCTGATCAACAAAATTAACACCGAAACTGGCTTACCGGTTATTTACGGCACGCCTTAATTTTAAATTGAAGTAAGCGCCGGCGTTATGTCGCTGGCGCATTAACGGATGATTACGCAATGAAAATTTTATCTATAAATTGGTCTAGCAATACAGACAATACAAAAATCACTTTTACGGATGATTTTTTGCAGGCTGACAGAATTACAAAGCTGGACGTATTGCAAGATATAGGCGTAATGATTGACGAGATATATAGCGACACACTTGCGCAAATTGAAGAAGGCACGTCTTTTATTGATAAAACTTATAAAAGGTATGAATAATCATGGCTAAACAGAAAAAACCAAAAGGATCAGGACGCCGCGCACGTAAAGACGGCGCTGATCGTAAACGTAACCCCGAATATTAATCGCTTGGCTGGCTTAACCAGCCCCGTCAATGCAAGTCATTCAGTGTTTATATTGTTAATTGACCACTTTCAATAGAGTGACTTGCAATGACGGGATCTTAAAAATTTAAATTGGAGCAATAGAAAATGGATTATTTAATAGTTGCAGTATTTAGCATGACCGTAACAGCGATGTTGTTTACATTTATCGTCATGAAAATGAAGCATTTAGTGGCAGTTATTGAGCGTAATGGTAGGTTTGAAGTGACTTACTTGGGTAAAAATTACGAATTAAAGCCAGTTGATGAAATTGAGTTTTATTAAATTTGATACTTCGTTTGAAGATAAAAAACACTTAATAAATGATATTGGAGTGAATGATGCAATTAACATTAATTAATAGATTGAAAATATGCTTTGAAGTTTTAACAATTAGAAGTGGACATAAACACCCTGCTTCTGAAAAACAACTTTCTACATTTTTGCATGGATATAGTTATGGATTTGACGATGGTGAAATTTACGAAAGAGAACATGGGCATAAATACAAAATAAATATTGAAGAATTTACATTGCCACCTGTGAATTTACCAGTTTTGGGGCGTGCGAAATGACTGATCACAACATAACCCACGAATGGAAAGGCGAAGGCATAACGGCCACGGCCAAGCCGGTTTGCTCATGCGGCTGGCAAGGCTGGACTGAAAGCCAAAGTAACGATTATTTTCATTCTAATTTAGCGGATCAGGAACGGGATCACTTAAAAAACATTGCAGATATTCAGCGTAAATTTGGCGATCTTTTGCAAGAGGTTAAAAGTTTTGATTATGGCCAAACGCTGGATGCAGTTAATCGCTTTTTTAATAAACGAATCATGTTTTTAAAGGATCAAACCGACTATTTTCAAACGCTCATAGAAACGCTTGAGCGCGGCGCTGGCGATTGTGAGGATTATGCGATCGCTAAATATAAAACGCTGCAGGGGCTTAACATTTACGATCTGCATTTAGCTTACGTGCTAACGCCCTACGATCAGGCGCACATGGTTTGCATTTGCGGTGAGTACGTCCTAGACAATCTATGTGAAGGCGTTTATTACAAAGCGGATCTGTACCAATTAATTTATATGTTCGACGACGAGAATCTAATTATTGGCAATAGAGTAGAAAATGCGCGGCAACATTTAAGCCGTTGGGATGATGTTTTGAATAGGATGACTGGGTAATGAGCGAAAAAAACAAAATATCAGCGTCATCAAATGGCAGCCCGCCATTAAGCGGTGCTGAATTTTTTGCACGCTTGATTATCAGCATGGAATCAAAGCCAAAAGTTAAGCTCGTTTCCGAAACGGCACAATCGCATAAGATTGTATCGGAAAAGCGGGGATAAACTCGCTTCCCCGTGGGGACGCCAGCTTATCCCCTGTTACGTTAGCAATTTTATATGTAACAGTGGCTTGCATCGTTGATTCATCTAATGTGATCAATTCAACGATACTGGCAATTGCTTCTTTCAATAGCGGTGTATCATCGCCGCTTAGTTGATCCGTAATTATTCTAAGCATAGATTTAATGTCGCTTAGTTTTAAATCTCGTAATGTTTTACTGTTACTTTCCGATTCCCTAAATTCTTCGACTTGTTTTTTTAAGTCATCACGTTCATTTTCAATTTTTTCAATACTTCGCATTAAAGTTGCGTGCGCCGTTGTTTGCGTGAGTAATTCGGCTAGGCTATGCGCTTGACGATCTAATTCATTAATTCTTGAAGTTAATTTACTAAGCGTTTTATCTTTATTGGCCGGCTTGGCCATGGCTTGATAATGTTTTAATACGGCGCTTGCAAATAGATCACTTGAAATGTCATTCTTTATACAATCTAAGACCGCAGTTTCGACATTTTTGGCCAGCACGCGCTTACCCTTACCAAGTCTATAAAATCCGTCACCGCTACCATGCCACATAAGCCCGTCGGGACTTTTCAACAAACCAGCCAATAGATACACATTAATCGCTTGCCTTGCCCGCGTTACCTTGCGCTCTTCGACTTGCTTTAATATGGCGTGGGCTTCTTCTTCGCTAATTAATGGTTCATGCGTATTGCGCTGAATTACCCATTCTTTTTGATCGCGGTATTTTTGGCCGCCAACATACCCGCCGCCTTCTGCTTTTTCAGCGTGACGATTCCAAACAGTATGGCCGGCATAGGTGAGCGCGTTGCGCTCCATGCTTAATAATGTAGTCACTGGCCAGTCTTGTTTAACGTAAGCCAATGACGCAGCTCGTGGTGCGCCTTTTGCGCGTTGCTGCATGTAGCCGCGTACCAATATTGCGTCGTCATTTGGTGCGAGCTTTGTTTTAGTCACTGCAATCCCTTCACGAATTGCACCGGTATTACTTGACTCTAATTTATAACCCTTGGGCGCGCTTCCGCCCGCCCTAAATCCTTGCTTAACGTTTTCGGCCATGCCGGATAAGCCTTTTGCCTTACTTGTTAAACTGTGCCATTCATCCATCGCCTGCAGGATCGACTTTAAAAGCATTTCTGTGATCGGATCTGATTCGGGCAGCGATTTATAAATCACTTTGATCCCGTTGCGCTTACATTCATGCTCTTCAAAAATAATTGAAATATGGCGGCGGCGGGCGATTCTTGAGGTGTCTAAAACTAATACGGTATTCCATCCCCGTTTTGGGTTGCGCATTTCTCGGAGCATGGCTTGAAAGCTTGGGCGATCGTCATCCTTGCCCGACTCTACGGCGTCGGCAAACTCTTTAATAATAAGAACGTCGCGGGCGATCGCAAGCTCGGCTAACTGCCTGCGTTGTGCGTCAATTGAAACGTCGGAACGGTCTTTACTTGACCTTAGATAGATAACGGCATTATTCATGCTGCCAATTATGTGAGTAGATGATCAATTTTGTAAAGCCGAATATGCTGTCCATAACTGTAGGATAGGTAAAAAAATACCCATGGCGTATAGTGCAGCCATGGGTAAAATTTTTGCGTTTGTTGGTTGGTGCGTTTTAATCGTTTCGATCTTATGGCCAATTATTGAGAATTGGAACCGGCTTTTTTAACCATGTTATTTAGTCGAAGCATTTGAGAAGTAATCCGTTCGTCGATCGCTGCGATTTCTTTACGCGATGCTTTGCGCTCAATTAGACCACGTTTGATTTTACGTTGACGTGATACATAGCGCGCTGAATTGTTAGCCGCCCAAATGATTTCACTCAATGGATTTTCTTTTTTAAATTCCTCTACTTCTAATCCATCTTCGCGGCGCCCTTTCAATTCCGTTTCAACTTTGTAAATTTCCTCAAGGTTTGAATAGAATTTAGCGGACTGTGAAGATTGCCCCGCAGCGTCGCCATAAAAACGGCCAACAAGCGGGATCTTATAAGTTGGTAAATCTTGGCCAGTAAACAATGCGCTCAATGTTTGATCAACCTTCATCGCCTCGCGCCCTACACCGCCAAATGTTTGGCCAATTAAATAATCAACTTGATCCGGCGTCGGGCTAAATATCCCCTTGGTGTAATCTGTACCAAATGACAAGTAATTAATTGCGTAAGATATACCGCGGCCTATTGAGCTTGCGCTGTCTTTCACGCGCGTATGGCCAGCCGTTTCTTTCAGTGAATTAAAGTCTTTAATGGCAATGTTGCGGCCAGTAAAATCCGTGTTCATTGATAAATCGACGATTGGATCTGCAACCGTTGGCGCCATGATGTTAAGCGGTGATCCGCTGCCGCCTATCGGGTTGAGTACGTCCATCATCATTGTGATCAAATGCTCAAAACGTTTTGGTGAGTCCTCAAAGCCTGATAGCGCCCATTCGGTAATGATCCGGCCAAGGTTTGGGATCGCGTTATATCCTAAAGGCATGGGTACGGTTGCATATTTTCGATCAATGCCGACAAAATCAAGCGGGATCACAATATTGCGATCTTTGATAAATTCCGGCGGTTCGTCATCTTCATAGCCACTTAATGACAATGTTAAGGCCTGCAGCATACCTAGTGCCAAGCCGCCGCCCACAATTTGCGCGCCACGGCGTCCTGTGAGCGTTTCAGCAATACGGACGGAGCCTTGCATCGCAGCATTAAAGAATGCATACAGTGAGCCAATGGTGCGGGCTTTATAGCCTTTACGATTAAAGTTGACTGAAATATTCTTGGCAAGGCTGGCCGCTTGCTGCTTAGATAATCCTTGCTCTTTCGCCACTTTGTACGCGGATAAACGCACCGCATTTTCAAGCGTTTCGTTATAGTCACTTAGCCAGTCAAATACCGGTTTAATGACTTTATCCATGGCGGCCTGCTCAACGTCGGCCACTTTGCCATTACCAAATGAAACTACCTTGCCGGCCGTCGTTTGTTTCCACCAAGTCGGATCTAGTGCCTTTTTCAATGCGTCCGTGCGATCGTCGGCATTTTTAAACATATCACGGTACCCAGTTTGTCCGCCCTCGTTTTGAAATTCCTCCCAAAGCTCAACCATTTCTTGCGCTTCTAGCTTTTGCTTCTGTGTGAATTTACCAAACTGCATAGGATTTTTAACGCCGTTTTGCTTTCTAACGGCCTGATAAATGCCTCTGAGCGCTGGCAGTGTATTTTTGGCGACTTCTTTTTGCTTGCCGGCGATCTGTGTCGTCGTTAAATTAAGCATTGAGCCTTGAATGTCGCGCGTGATGTTTAATATGCCAAAAATTGGATTATATTGCGTGTTCACGCTTGAGAAATAACGCGTAAATTTAGATGCAATTTCTAGCCATTCCTCGGTGCGTGCTAACTCAAGGTTTTTGATCCCTGCGGCCGTACTCATTGCGCGCTTGTTAAATTCATTAAATACGACGGATTTTTCAACGATCTCGCCTTTTAAGTTTTTAACGCGCGCCACGACTACGTTTGGTTCCCCTTTGTAATTGCGATCGACAACGCGCTCCATGAGCCCAGTTTTAGGGTTCATTACTTTGATCATGGGTGGATTATCAACCTTCCAAAAATCATCGTTCGGGTTAAGCTTGGCCATGCCGACTAACGCCGTGGCCACGCGATTTTTTTCACCGCGCACGATGTTTGTTTCGCGCTGCTCAATGATATTGGCCAGTACGTTGACGACGTTGCGATTAGATCCGAATGCTTGCTTCATGGCGCCGCCACGGACGGAAAAGCCTTGGCCGGTACCATTCCCATATTCGCCGTCCATATCTTCACGTTTCAATGGTACGTAATGCTTGTAAGTGCTTTCCCATTGTTTGATCGTGCCGGCGGACTCTAAATCATAGTCGATCAATACTTGATTGTTTTCTTTGTTCATCGCGTCAACGCGTTTGGCCAACGCTTCAAAGTCGCGCTTTTGATCTGCAGTTAAGCCGGCCAAATATTTGCGCGCGTCCTTG